TTCAGCACGTCATCCGATTATCTGCCACTACGCACGAACCCAAAAAGCAAGCCCGAGCGTGTTCCGCGAGATATCTGTAACAATCCACTAGCCTACATTTTCCCTATTAAGAGACGCTAGCCTGAACCCGTTGTTTCGCCTCGGGAACCCTCGCTACACTCCGATATGCACTAGGCTCGGAGCCGCCCTGCCCTTGCATTGTATCAAAAACCCCTAACATTGTCGGACAAATTCGTGAGCGATAATTAGCCGAGTCAAAACCAAAAAGCGAAAAGCAATTCTGGCGTCAAGGCTTCGCGTATAGTCAGCCGTGATCGAGCGCAGCCGGTGGACACCACGGCGGCTGGTGGTATGCGGCGAAACAGCGTGGACACCACGCAGAGCGTGCCAGAGTGAAGACCCATCCCCACTTCGTGGTAACGGCGGCGGCAGCGCGACCCCCCATGCCCCAATACAGCCAGCAGGGACTCCTACCTACCCCATACACACTAATTTGCACAACCAATACCGCACTTTGCAAAACGCATAACTATTTTGACAACATGTTCAATATAAAATACAAAAATGTGTACATAACCCTCACAACATGTACACAAAGTACAAAAATTTATACATACCCCACCCCCCTATATAAAAAACGCACATAGCTAGCAAACTGCGTATAGCGAAACACCCCCCGTCAGGAGTCCCAACCTCCTTTACAAACTAGGCCCCCACATGCTATAACCCGCGCATGGTTAATATTGAGCCAACAGAAGGGCACCCTATACCCTATGCAACCGCGCCAGAGGAAGCCCAAAACTTCCACGACAGCGTAGTCGTCGCCGCAAATACGGCTGACTTGTTATCTGAACTGGGTGCATCTATAGAGATAGACACAGACGACATAGACAAAACGGTCGAGCTGTTCAAGGCCCGCAAGAAAGCCACTAAAGAATTGCAGCAGCCCAACACGGCCTTCGCTGCAGCTATGTTTCTAAAAACCTACGCCAACCGGGTTGCCGCCGACGCGGCAGAAGTGCGCAGTGCCATATCGGCAAAACTTATGGAAATCGCCAACTGTGGCGACCCACGCTACGAGCTAAAAGCCTTAGAACTGCTAGGCAAGCACAGCGACATCGGGCTTTTCACAGAGCGCAGCGAGATTACAATTACTCACAAATCCTCAGACGACCTAGAGTCAGCTATTAAGGAACGCATCAAACGCATCCTGAACGCCGAGGTAATAGATATAACCCCCATTGCAGACAGCTTAGAAGATGAGCTGGGCGTGGCCGACCCTGATCCACGTGATGAACCCGCAGTTGAGCTTGATCCAAACCCAAGCACCGATGACGACACCGAGCCTACTTGATAACGTTTCGTTAAAAGACATACCGAAGATCCTGCCTTTATTGTCTGAGCAGGAGCAGCGGCAGCTTTTGTACGAACTGGATGCTTTGCAAGCCCTAAAGCGCAAAGAGCAGGCTCAGGAAAAGTTCTTAAGCTTTGTAAATGAGGTGTGGCCGACGTTTATTGGGGGTAGACATCACGCAATAATGGCTAATGCGTTCGAGCGGGTGGCAAACGGCGAGCTAAAACGCTTGATAATCAACATGCCACCGCGTCATACCAAGTCAGAGTTTGCGTCTTATCTGCTTCCGGCGTGGTTTTTGGGTAAGTTTCCGCATAAAAAGGTCATTCAGACCGCCCATACAGCCGAATTGTCGGTGGGTTTTGGTCGAAAAGTGCGAAATCTGGTCGATTCTGAGGTTTATCACAACATTTTCCCCAATCTTGGGCTGTCTGCGGACTCAAAAGCGGCAGGTAGATGGAATACTAGTAAGGGTGGCGACTACTTTGCTATCGGTGTGGGGGGTGCAGTGACCGGTAAAGGTGCTGACCTGCTGATTATTGACGACCCACACTCGGAACAGGAAGCAGCCCTTGCTCAGGTGAACCCTGACATCTACGACAAGACGTACGAATGGTATACATCAGGTCCACGTCAGCGACTCCAGCCGGGCGGTGCCATTATTGTGGTTATGACTCGGTGGTCATTGCGTGATCTTACCGGGCAGGTGATAAAGAGCGCGGCGTCTAGGGGCGGGGACGACTGGGAAGTCATTGAGTTTCCGGCAATTATGCCTAGTGGCAACCCGCTGTGGCCTGAGTTCTGGAGTCTGACGGAGCTGGAGAAGCTTAGAGCTGAACTGCCTAACGGCAAGTGGATGGCTCAGTACCAGCAGCAGCCGACATCGGACAACTCGGCTATTGTGAAGCGGGAGTGGTGGAAGGTCTGGGAGAAAGAGGACCCGCCGCCGTGTGACTATGTGCTACAGACGTGGGATACGGCGTTTGAGAAGAACACGCGGGCTGACTATAGTGCTTGTACGACGTGGGGCATCTGGTACAACCCGGACGACAACGACCAGCCTAATATCATCTTGCTAAATGCGTTCAAGGAGCGCATGGAGTGGATAGAGCTAAAAAAGACAGCGTTCGAACACTATAAAGACTGGCAACCTGATAGCATTCTGATTGAGAAAAAAGCCACCGGTGCGCCACTGATATATGAGTTCAGGGCTATGGGCATACCTGTGCAGGAGTACACCCCGTCAAAGGGTAACGACAAGATAAGTAGACTGAATTCGGTCTCGGACTTAATAGCATCCGGCAAAGTCTGGGTGCCTGAGACTCGCTGGGCTGAGGAGCTGGTGGATGAGATAGCGAGCTTCCCAGCGGGCGAGCATGACGACTTGGTTGATGCGACCACACTTGCATTGATGCGGTTCAGGTCTGGGGGGTTCATCAGGCTGGACTCAGACGAGCCAGACGAGCCGAGGTTCTTCAAGTCTAATAGGAAAGCGGCATACTACTAAGGGCAAATTATGGCGATTGATAAAGGCTTATACGCAGCACCGGTCGGGTTAGACGAGGCTGCAATGGATGAACCGGACATGGAGATCATTATTGAGGACCCAGAGTCTGTAGAGATTGATGTCGATGGACTAGAAATTGAGATCGAGAAAGAGAAGCCATCCGACGAGGACTTCGATGCAAACCTCGCTGAGTACATGGACGAGAACGAGCTGTCACTTCTGGCGTCTGAACTAATTGATGCGGTTGAGGACGACCTCGCGTCCCGCAAAGACTGGGTACAGACTTACGTCGATGGTCTAGACCTACTGGGGATGAAACTTGAAGAACGGACAGAACCTTGGGCAGGTGCTTGCGGAGTTACACACCCTCTTCTCTCAGAAGCAATCGTCAAATTCCAGTCGGAAACGATCATGGAAACTTTCCCGGCTGCTGGGCCGGTTAAGACGAAAATTATCGGTAAGGAGACTCCTGAGAAAAAAGAAGCATCTGAGCGAGTCAAAGACGACATGAATTTCCGCCTGACGGAAGAGATGCCTGAGTTCCGTCCTGAGCACGAGCGTATGTTGTGGGGCTTGGGCCTTGCTGGTAATGCGTTCAAGAAGGTGTACTTCGATCCAGCTATGGGTCGTCAAACCTCTATTTTCGTACCCGCAGAGGACATAGTGGTGCCCTACGGTGCGTCATCCCTTAAGACTTCTGAGCGTATCACACACGTGATGCGTAAGACCGAGAACGAGATCAGAAAGCTGCAGGTTGACGGCTTCTATCGTGACATTGATCTAGGTGAACCTACTAATACTCTAGACGACGTAGAGAAAAAGATTGCTGAGAAGATGGGCTTCCGTGCGACTACTGACAGTCGCTATCGTCTGTATGAGATCAACGTCGATCTTGACCTGCCCGGCTACGAGGACACAGATAAGAAAGGTGGCGAGACAGGTATAGCGCTGCCGTATATAGTCACAGTAGACAAGTCGAGCCAAAAGGTTCTAGCGATTCGTCGCAACTGGGAACCCGACGACAAACTAAAAGAGAAGCGCAATCACTTTGTCCACTACGGCTACATCCCCGGCTTTGGCTTCTATTGCTTCGGTCTGATCCACTTAATCGGTGCTTTTGCTAAGAGCGGCACCTCAATCCTACGACAGCTTGTCGATGCAGGCACTCTGTCAAATCTCCCCGGCGGTCTCAAGTCTCGTGGTCTTCGCGTTAAGGGTGACGATACGCCCATCTCGCCCGGCGAGTTCCGTGATGTTGATGTGCCGTCCGGTTCTATTCGGGACAATATCCTGCCCCTGCCGTACAAAGAACCAAGCCAAGTTCTTGCTAGTCTGATGAATCAGATCATCGACGAAGGACGACGTTTTGCTTCTGCGGGCGACATGAAGGTAGCGGATATGTCGGCAAACTCGCCAGTAGGTACTACGCTGGCTATTCTGGAACGCACGTTGAAAGTTATGTCGGCAGTTCAAGCTCGGGTGCATTACGCACTGCATGAAGAGCTGCGGCTGTTGAAAGCAATCATCCGTGACTACACACCAGAAGAGTATAGCTACGAGCCAGTACAAGGCACGCGTCGTGCGAAGCAGTCTGACTACGACCAAGTAGATGTGATTCCTGTCTCTGATCCAAACGCAGCAACCATGTCGCAGAAGGTAGTTCAGTATCAGGCAGCACTGCAACTCGCACAGACAGCACCACAGTTGTATGACCTGCCACTTCTTCACCGTCAGATGTTGGACGTGCTTGGTATTAAGAACTACGCAAAGCTCGTACCGATGCAAGACGACATTCGCCCACGTGACCCAGTCACTGAGAACCAGAACATCTTGAAGGGTAAGCCAGTCAAGGCGTTCATGTATCAGGACCACCAAGCGCACATCACAGTCCATATGGCTACGATGCAAGACCCGAAGATTCAAGCGTTAGTAGGTCAGGACCCACAGCAAGCTCAGATGTTGCAAGCTGCGATGATGGCTCACGTCAACGAACACTTGGGCTACGAGTACCGCAGACAGATCGAGCAAGTCATGGGTATGCAGATACCTGAGGACGACGAGGACAACGATCAGGTCATCCCGAAAGAGATGGAGGTCATGATCTCGCAGAAAGCAGCGCAAGCAAGCCAGCAGATTTTGCAGCAACACCAGCAAGAAGCTCAGATGCAACAGGCACAGCAGCAGATGCAAGACCCAGTTGTGCAAATGCAGATGCAAGAGCTTCAGATCAAGCAAGCCGAGCAGCAACGCAAGGCCGCAAAAGATGCAGCAGACAACGCTGCCCGCATGGCGCAGATCGAGGTCGAGAAAGAGCGCATCGACGCACAGAAAGAAATCGCCGGTGCAAACATGGCTATGAAACGCCTAAGCGACCAAGAGAAGATGGAACGTCAGCAGGAGTCGGAAGGCTTCAAGGCTGGTATGGCAGCAATGCAAAACAGAAATAAACCACAACAGAAGCCACCGACCAAAAAAGGTGAATGATGAACGACAAGATTATTGGAGTAGTCCTGAAAGAGTTACGCGACCGTCGGGCACAACTATCCGAAGCAATCGCTAATAACGGGGCCAAAACCTTCGAGGACTATAAATATATGTGCGGTGAAATTCGAGGTCTCACCGCCGTTGAGATGTACCTGCTAGACCTCGCAAAATCTATGGAGCAATTTGATGACTGAAATCCTGATCGGCACAAACCCCGATTCACTGGATGCAACCGTTCTGCCACAAGACGCGGACGACAAAGCTAAACAGCTACCCGAGCCGTCGGGGTATCACAT